TCCAAAGTAGTAGGGATTTTACCCCGTTCCTTCAGTCGGCTTTTGCGTCCCATTCACATTGTTCACTAGAATCTTTGATCATTTGCACAATCTCAGATCTATGGTCAAAAGATGGTTTTATCTTATCGATAAGACCATTCGCTTGTTCACAAGTCAAAAGACCTGTAAATGCAGTTGATGTAACAGCAGCGAATAAAATGTTCATGAGATGAACGATCCGTTCCGAGTCGGCTTACTTGCGTCCCTTTCGGGATGAACGATTGTGTTAATACTAACACAGTTATATTATATAGTCAAGTAAGTATGTAAATTTGTTACATCGACCTTACAGAGCAAAAAAATACCCCGATTTTTTATCGGGATATATGGTAAAAAAAGTTCGATTTTGGTTTACGCCTTTCTTTTTTTCTTTTTAGCTGGTGCTGTCTGATAACCCCATAGTTTAGGACTGATAGTACCTCTACCATAGTCAATGCTCTTTAAACCACTCTTAAACTTGTCCCAATACATATCAAAGATTTTTGTCTTGGTTCCTCTTGTTAAATCAGATACCTGCTTATCATCAACAATATACTTAACAACAAAAGCATCATTAGGTGTATGTGGATTGTAAATTTCCTCTGGTGTTCCATTAGAAACTATAATCTCGCAAGAATAATTATCCTTACAAGTCTTCCTTTCTTCAGAAGTCCAAAAATCTTCTTTCCTCTTTGGTTTTTCTTTAATCTCTGGTTTTTTAAGTTCTGTCTCTGTTTTCTCCATATTAGGATCTTCCACCCCATTGAATATCTGGAAAGGCTTGTGATACTACTGCCTTTGGAATCTTATACTTTGATTCTAAATCTTTATCTTTTACAAGGATAAGAATTTCTGCTTCCAATGGATGCAATCCTTGTAATATATTAATAAACATAGTTTCTCTACGAAGAGAACTTAATGCATTATTACCACCTTTAATAAAATTATAAAACTGTCTATATTCTTTACGAATTGTTGTCCTACCTTGATCTTGAGATCCAAGAGAACTACTTCCCATTTCCTTCATCTTATCAACAGCATCATTTATCCTACCTGATAATGTTCCTGTTGACATTTCATCTTCAAGATTAGATCCATATGGAACCTCACCTGGTGGAAGTAATGAGACAATAGATTCATCAAAATTCCAGATAAGAACTGCTTTTAATGATGGATCTGCATATCTCTGAAGTACTTCTACCTTCTTTCCATTGCTTCTCTGTTTAGAAGCAGCATCAAAAACCTCATACACAAAAGGATTATTTGGTAAATCTGGAATTGATTGAGTTATTACCTTTGGCTTTGCCTTTGTTACAGGTTTTTTAGTTGCAGTCGACTTCTTTCTAGTCGTCGTCTTCTTCGTCGTTGTCATAATTGTTTTCAAATCGGAATGCTACAATTTCATCAGGAACTAAATTACCCATTTCATCAAACATTTCTGGATGAGGTCTTGGTATTTCCCTATAGTTCATCATATAATCTCTGGCAACCCAACCACCAATGGCTCCCACTATAAGAAACAATAATGTTAGAAAAGATCCAAATACTAAACTTATTGCTAACATGTCTTGTCCTCCTATTTTGAGTGTGGTAATATGTGATGGTTTAGGTTTCTTTTTTCCTCCAGTGAGTAATAATTCAAACCCACGATTAATGTGGTAATTTGATTTATTTATACCTTTATCAGACGATTTTGTTTTCTTTAAGGAATTGGACTGTATCAACACATCCTCCTAACTTTTTACCATCAACAACCACCTGTGGAAAGGTGGATCCTTGACCAAATTCACCATAAAATGAATCTTGATCAAAGTGTTGACCTAAATTATACACCACAAACTTGCTTTCTGTCAACTCTAATACTTCTTTTACTTTCTCGCAATATGGACAACCATCCTTGGAATAGATTGCAAAGTTCATTTCTTACAGACTTAAAAAATTATTTATTATATATTATACCATTAAATAACGTTTAAGACTATGAATTAACTTTGAAAACAGAAGCAGTGAAAATTTGTCCACCACCATCAATATAACCAGTTGGTGCTGGTCTATAATAGTCAAACGAGAAGTAATCTCCTGCTGCCATTCTCAAAAACCAAGAATTACCTTCACCTTGTTGTCCTTGAGCACCAGCAGCAGCACCTCTGGGGTCATATACTTCACTGTTAATTCCCCAAGGGTTTTGAGCATTATATGTCATACTACCATACATAGAAATTAAACAATCATTATCAATAGTAGCATTTATGGCCTTAACCATAAAATTCACCTGATAAAGTCCTCGCATTGGTGCAGTAAATCGAGCAACATTTCCATGTGAAGAACCATTTCCAGCAGCCTCTGCTGTTAGATAATTTTGTCCTCCTCCAGTCCATGCAGTATAAGATCTAACTCCAGATGAATTTGATGTGAAATCCCAAGCCGCATGAACTCCAAAATCAGGGAAAGTATGACAAAGATTTGTATAAGAACCTGATGCAGCTGCAAACATTGGATATGCATTATCAGCACCATTCTGTGCATAAATTCCACAGGTTGTTTCAAGAACTGATTTACCGTTTGTATTTGAATCAACACCAGTCGCTATATAAACCTGTAAATAATGTGTACTACTCTTTTTAGCGACTCTTACTTGTGTAATTCTATCAACACTATGAGCAGAAGCTGATTTTGCACTTACTTGTAACGAATACTTATTACCTAATGAACTATCATAAGAAGTTTGAACATTAATTTCAACAACATCCTGTGTAAAGTTACCACCTATGGATACCTGACAACGATATGAGTATCCTGCCATTGCCAAGACTGCAACATCATACCAAGCAGCAGTACTTGTAATTGATCCTCGATTACATCTTGCTATTTTTAAACTTCTTGTGGAGTCAATAAAGTATTGTGTTACAGAGGATTGATTTTCATTTTGAGCAGTTTCATAATTACCAATATGAAGAAATGCTTGTGGATCAGTTTGATTTATACCAATTTCACCATCTGAGTTGATGCGAAGTCTTTCATTCCAACCACCACTACCAAGTCTTAAATTACCTGAACTATCTCCATACAAGTATGCTCGAACAGTTCCACTAGATGTTCCATTAGATGTCCAATTCAATGCTCTTCCTTCGTATATTTGATGATTATCACTACTTGAAGTTAAATTGAAACTTCTCTTAAATGTAGCATGTCCACTTCCATCAATACGAGCTCTTTCTGTTCCAGCAGTAGCAAACCTTATAGAGGCACTTTCTCTATTCCATAAAGCTAATTCTAAATTACTATTGTAAAATATATTTGCTCCATCTGATCCTGTATGACCTGATGTGGAGTTTGATAAACCTATATCTACATAATTACTAGTGCTTGCTACATGAAGAGTGGCTTGAGGAACATCTTCATTAATACCAACTTTACCTGTTTGAAGAACTGTAAAATTAATATCACTAGCATCATTATCATACACCATAAAGTTTGCTGTGGTGCTACAACCCCAATATCCTCTTGTTGCACCATTTGTTTTTAACTCTACCTGTGTATTAGAACTATCACCTCTTTCAAACATTACAGGGTGTTCATTACTTTTAAATACATGGAGTTGTTTACCAGGAGTAACAGTTCCGATCCCGACTTTACCTGCATTGGTGATCTTCATTCTGGTATCACCATTAGTTTGGAGTGTCAGATTCTGATCTGCAATAAGATCAATAGTATTCCAATTACTTCTTATGGTTCCTGCATTTAAATTTTGTCCATTACCAAATCTAATTCCTCCAACATTACCAGTAGTATTAATATGAACCAAATCGCCTGGAGTAATAGTTCCGATACCTAATTTACCTGCTGATGTGATGCGAAGTTTTTCATCACTAGTCTGATCAGGAGTATTAGCAGTAAATCGAAGACCATCATTTGATCCATCCAAATAGATAGACCATTTAGTTTCAAGTGTTCCACTATAATTATTTGCTAAAGAAAATCCAGCACCTGAACCACCAGCGGAACCTGCACTTGTAACGCCACCCCATCCAGCAGAGTGTCTAAACATATGTTGTGTTCCAGAACCACCTTGAACAACTAATTGGGTTCCACTAAATGTTAAATTAGCACTATCAACTAATCTCTTATCACTATTAACATGAACAACACGTCCTGCTGTTAAAGTACTGTCAATTATACCTGCTCTTGCTGTTATTAAACCTACTGAATCTATATTAGTTACGTCTTCGTATGTTAATGTTCCACCAATGGATACAGTACCAGTAAACTTACCATCTACAAAAGTACAAGCAGTACCAGTTACATTTCCTTCAAAAGTAGTCGCAGTTAGAATACCACTCGTATTAATACTTGCACCTTCAGCAGTCCAACTACCGTCTAGTGCAGATATAATATCATTATTTCCGTTTATCTGGATTCCCATTGGAGTTTATACTTTTAGTTATTTATGATTTAGTGTGTATATTAATATTTAAAACTACTCTATTATCAGCGTTAGAAGTGGTAGATCCTCCATGAGGAATTTGACTATTGAATAGTATAGCACGATTTTCCACCGTTTCAATTTTACTACCATCCTCAAAGTGAGTATATCCGTCGCAGGTATTTAGATAATAAACAACTGTTGTGCAATCTACATTAGTATCAATATGAAAACAATGATCAATAACATTAGGTGTTTTTAATAGTAAATTTGCTTTAATCTTAACTACATGTTTAGCACCACATCTATCAAGTAGTGGTAGTAACTTATTATAGTGGGGAGATGTTGGACCTTGCATATCTCTCCAAAATGAGTGTGTAAATTTACATCCTTCATTGAAAGCTGCTATG